ATGAATTTTTGTCTGCGTATGAAAAAAAAACAAAAACAACGGAGTATTTCAAGATTCATGAAACAGAAAAGAATAATTTTAGTTTGATGGCAACAAAACGACGATGTTCATTGTTAAAAGAAAAACTTCCAAAGAATAGTAGTTTAATAACTATTTTCTATATATCAAAAAATCAGACCAAGAGTTTTTCAATTGACTTATCTTTCAAAACAATAGAATTTCAATCGCAAGGCGCATCTAATCAAATTATGGTTCATCAAAAAATAACGGAAATATGCAAAAACATTGGATCTGTAAAGAACCAACTCAAGGATACAATTACTGGCGTTTATATGAAATTCATTGATGGATTTAAACAATTTATACCGTTTCTGGAAAAAATTATAGAATTTGTTGCAAAAGTAGATATTATGTACGCAAAAATGACCATTGCATCAAAATACGGGTATTGTAAACCAGTAATAGACTCTGATCCCAATAAAAAATCATATGTGAATGTTTCTGGCCTCAGGCATTGCCTTATTGAACAATTGCAAACAAGCGAACTGTATGTTTCTAATGATATTACTCTCGGTACCGGGGATGATGACGGCCTTCTACTTTATGGAACAAACGCAGTTGGTAAAACAAGTTTTATCAAATCGCTTGGTATTGCGGTTATTATGGCACAATCTGGCCTATTTGTCCCTGCAACGAGTTTTCTCTATAAACCATATCATACTCTTTTTACGAGAATTTTAGGCAATGATAATATTTTCAAGGGTCTTTCTACCTTTGCAGTAGAAATGTCAGAGCTGAGAACCATATTGCGTTTATCGGATGAAAACAGTTTAATTTTAGGAGATGAATTATGCTCTGGAACCGAGAGTATTTCAGCTATCAGTATCTTTGTATCGGGAATCCATTCATTGGTTTGTAAGAAAAGCAGTTTTATATTTGCGACACATTTGCATGAAATTGGCAAGTATGACGAGATCATGGCATTGCAAAATGTTTCTTGCAAACACATGAGTGTAATTTATGATAGAGAAAAGGGTGTCCTTGTATATGATCGCAAATTAAAACCCGGTATGGGAACAAATATGTATGGGTTAGAGGTTTGTAAATCACTCCAATTACCAGATGATTTTTTGGAGTATGCAAATAATATACGTATGAAATATCATCCAGAATCAAAAAGTATATTGGATCTAAACACTTCACGCTATAATTCAAAAAAAATAATGGGTTTGTGCGAAAAATGCGGTTCTTCTGTTGGTACAGAAGTCCATCATATAAATCAACAAAAAGAAGCAAATGAAAGAGGAATCATACAATCGGTTAATTCTACATTTCATAAAAACACATTGGGAAATCTAATGACTTTATGCGAATCCTGTCATAAATCATTTCATTTTGTAAAAAAGTAAAAAATTTAAAAAAGATAATTGAATATAAAATTTTATTTATATATAGTATAAGTTATGCCCATCAAAAACCCTTTTGTACCAGATCTTGATACAGAATCTGATGAATTTTCAAGTACTATTCGTTTGGGAGTATTTCCAAATGCAGTATGCCCGCAAGACCAAATTTGCAACGGAAAACCTGTATATATAAAGGTTGTGTACTGCGAAAATTACTTGCTTGATGCAGCAAGTATTACAAGACACTTATATAATCAATTACAAAAAAATTACTATATTGATGTGGTGTATGGAAAAAATAGTTTTCTCTATTTAACTCCTTTTGGGGCATGTGATGAGGAAAAAACATTTAGTATCTCTATGACAAGACCCGGAAGTAACGTGGTTTATGGAAGTGCTGGAACAAAATTAAGAATTATGAATGATAATATTAATGCCAAAGCGTTTCCTTCAAATTGTTTAGGTTTTCTTTCCGAGAGGAGAGTTCTTTCGTTATTAAATGTAATTCACGACCACAAACCATGTGATTTAGTGTTTGGACCTAATTGTGTTGAGATTGTTAATTTTTTTAAAAACAAATGCAAGTTAGAAAATATAAATAGTTTAGAATCTTGGAAAAATACATTAAATATTACGGATTGTGTATTTAACGAACAGTATATATCTAAAAACAAATTTAAAGTTGTACATAAAAATTTAAATGACCTGTTAGATTATTGGGAATCTGATGAATTTGTTGAAACATATACCGAACTTGATGCAAAGAAGGATATTTCTATTCTTGATAAATTGAAAGGAAAAACAGTAAGAGAGATTGTTAGTATGATCACCCGATCTGATTCTACATCTGGAGGATCAAAACTCAAAAAATGCTGCAAATGTGGTAAGTGCAAAAAATAATTGAATATAAAATTTTTTATTTTATTTTATTTTATTTATTTATAATAATGACTCAGTCAACTATCCCGTCGTCTCCTATTTCTGCCAAAAGTTTTTCAAATGTGATACTTTTAGGTGTATATCCTAATATTGGAAAACAACACGGTCTTTGCGATGCGAGTCCATTTGATGTAAGAATTAAGTATATTGAAAATTATCTTCTTGATTGCCCAAGTATAACTCCAAGTGTTTATGATTTATTGCAAAAACATTATTATTTGGATGTGGTGTTTGGTAAAAATGGGTTTTTATACGTAAGCCCAATTTCTACTGCTTCTTCTGATAAAAAACATTTTAGTATCTCTATTACAAAACCGGGAAATGAAACATCGTACTGTAACATTGGAGGAAAATTAAGAATAATTAGCGATGATACAAATGAAAAATCCTTTTCAACATCTTGTTTAGGCGATCTTTCTGAGTTAAGAAGTATTGCGTGTTTCTCTCTTGTTCCTGGGGCAAAAAGAACTGATATTATTTTTGGTCCAAACTGCAAAGCTCTTGTTGAGTTTTTACATGATGCAGGAGTAGATGAACTTAATAGCGTTGCCTCTTGGAAAAATAGTGTAGGAACAGCTGATTCAGTGATTGATTCTAAACTTATGCCTAAAAAATCAGTATTTCAAGATGTTGCAACTCAATTAGTAGACTATTATTTAAGCAACTCATTTATCAATGAATGCTCAAAAAAACATAAAAATAGAGATTGCTCCTCAATGTGCAAATACAAGGCAGTAAACTATGATACTTTTAAAAGTGTAAAAATTGCTTTAGATGCAATTAAACAACACAATAAATAATATTTTTTTCTTAATAATAATTATAATGCATCGCACTTCTTCCAAAGATATGTCCGCGACAATTCGTTTAGGCGTTTACAACGGCGTTGGTCCCCAAAAAGGGTTGTGTGATGGTCAACCCATTGAGATTAGACCAAAGTACTGCGAAAGTTATACGCTTGATTATCCAAGCATTTCTCCTGAAATATATGCATTCTTACAAAAACATTATTATTTAGATGTTGTCTACGGTAAAAACGATTTTTTATATTTAACCCCATTTGGAGATAATGCGGATGAAAAGAATTTCAGTATATCAGTTACATCAGCTGCTAACCCCGTTGTTTTTGGAAGTGCTGGGACAAAATTAAGAATCATGAGTAATAACTTAGATTTCAAGACATTCAATGCTTGCTGTTTAGGAAAACTTCCTGAAGCAAGGCTTCTTACCTTAACAAAAGTTATCCCTGGTAATAAACGAACAGATTTACTTTTTGGTCCTAACTGCAAAGGGCTTGTGAAATTATTTGAAAAGGCTGGCGTTGAAGATATTTCTGATTCCGAATGCTGGGAATCCGAGTTAAACTTGAATAAAGCTGTATTAGATAAGGATTATGTTACGTCGTGCGAGAGTACGCTTGTGAACGGCTTATTACAAGAATTGTTAGCATTTTATGAAAGTTCTGAATTTGAGAAGAAATGCAAAAAAGCTGACAAAAATGCGGATTTATCTGGCGCCGAAAAATACAAAGGAAAATCTATTAGTTGCATTGTTAAAATGATGCAAAAAGCTGCTGCTGCTATTTAAATATGTAATATAATTATTTTTATATTTTCTGGATTTTTTAACTTTTTGATTTATTAATTGACAAACATAATTAATAAATTTTTTTCTTAATAATAATTATACGTATAATGCCGTCCGCCGCTTCTTCTATTGATTTATTGCCAGGGATTAATTGTATTAAAACAATTCGTTTAGGAGTTTACAACGGGGTTGGTCCCCAAGAAGGGTTATGTAATAGTCAACCCTTTGACATTAGACCAAAGTACTGCGAAAGTTATAAACTTGAATATGCAAGCATTTCTCGTGAAATATATGCATTATTTCAAAAGCATTATTATTTAGATGTCCAGTATGGTAAAAATGGATTTTTATATTTAACCCCATTTGGAGAAAACGCAGACAAAAAAGATTTCAGTATATCAATTACATCTCCAGTTAACCCTGTTGTTTTTGGAAGTGCTGGAACTAAATTAAGATTTTTTAGTCATGAGTTAGACTTTAAAACATTTAATGCTGGTTATTTAGGGAAACTTCCTGAAGAAAAAATTCTTACGTTAACAAAAGTTATCCCGGGCAATAAAAGTACAGATTTACTTTTTGGTCCTAACTGCAAAGGTCTTGTAAAATTATTTAAAAATGCCGGTGTTGAAGATCTTTCTGATTCCGAATGCTGGGAATCTGAGTTAAACTTGGATAAAGCGGTATTAGATAAGGATTACGTTACGTCATATCAGAGTGCTCCGGTAAATAGCTTGTTGGAAGAATTGTTAGCATTTTATGAAAGTTCTAAATTTGAGAAGAAATGCAAAAAGGCAGAAGAAAATGCTAATTTAGATATTCCTGAAATATATAAAGGAAAATCTGTATGTTGTATTGCTAAAATAATGAGAAAATTAGCTGCATCTAATTAAATTTGTAATATAATTATTTTATTAATTAAATGATAATAAAATAATTTTTTATTTTCTGGATTTCCTGGATTTTCTGGATTTCCTTGATTTTTTGGTTTTCTTTGAAGTCTTTTTGGATTTATAAATTCCAACCGCAGTACCAATCGTTTTATCAAAGTTTTGTATTCCATTGTACATTGAAGTTAATCCCTTCTTTGCACCGGGAATTATATTTTTAATACCGCTGTGAGCCATTTTTAACGTTTTATTAACCATAGAATATCTACGCGTGTTTCTTGCCATAATTATACATTCAGGAGAGAAATTCTTTTATTGGAATATATTATGTTTGAATTTTTATTTGAAAACTCATTATCTATATTAAGCATTGTATCCCTTTTATTTTTAATATTAACAATTTTTAATGTAACTGGATGGAATAGTCCAACAATAAATCCTCCTAAAGTAGTTGCAGAAACAATTACACTTGAATCTATGCAAAATATAATGGCAAACAGTTTTTGCGAAATTCATCAAAGTGATTCTGCAGACAAATTAGACAAGGCGTGCAATGAACTCACAAAAGGAAATTGTAGTAGTGTAAATTGTTGCGCATGGATTAATGGTTCTACATGCAGCGCTGGAAATAAAAATGGACCTTTATTTACAACAGATAAAAGTGGAAAAAAATTAAACATTGAAAATTACTATTATCAAAATAAATGTTATGGAAAAAATTGCAATTAGATTACCAAAAAATTGACTTAGAATTTATAATGTAACAATAAAATATAAAGAAATGATTATTCCTATAAAATGCTTTACATGTGGAACTGTTATCGCAGATAAATATAGATATTATTTAGAAGATGTTAGAAAACGTAAATTGGAAAAATCTATGGATGTTGATAAGGTGCTCTATTTAACAAAGGAGTATAATCAGAAAACAGTAGAGGGAATTGTTTTGGATGAACTTGGGCTAAAAAAGATGTGTTGCCGTAGACATATGTTGACTCACGTTGATATTGAATAATTTCTAACGTAAGTATATATGAAGAAATATTCTAAAAAAAATGCAAAGAAAAAGTCTTTGCGTAATAAAAAACGTACGCAAAGAAAATATTATATGATTGGGTGCAATAAAATAAAAGGAGGTGACCCATATTTAGCATATACTGGGGTAAAACAACATTTAGCGATAAATCCTTTTTTTTCTTATGAGGGGAAAGGTGGTAATGCTCATATAGCGAGAAATTACCAGGCTGGAGAAGGTTGTAAAACCGGAGAAGGTTATCAAGCTGGAGGAAGCTGTGGCTGCGGAGTCCCATTTTTGAATGGATTCAAAGGTGGTTGTGGCTGCGATATGCCTCAGAGCGGAGGAGCACGGAAGAAAGGTGGATTTTATAAATATCCCGATGGTTTAGTTGGTTCTCCATATACTCCTACTAATTTACCTGGAAGTAGCGTTCCGGGTAGTTCTAATTACTATCCATTAAATATGTATCATCAAGATCCACAAACATCTGGAATAATTTTAGAGAGAGCAACCCCAATACAATTAAAGGGAGGTAGACGCACTCGGCGTAGAAAAGGAGGAGATGGTACAGTATTACCTCAAGAATTGGTTAATTTTGGCAGAAGCATTTCTTATGGAATGGGGAGCGTCTATAACACATTAGCTGGGTATACTCCTCCTGTAAACCCTTTACCATTTAAGGATCAATTGGTTAAAAACCACTAAAGAATAATATTATCAACATGTGACAATATAATTCAAAAAGATTATTTTCTATATATAATTCATAATTATGTCTGCATTCCCCAAAAGACTAAAAGATTTATGCTTACCTGCAAGAGTATACTTTATTGTTTCAATCGTCGCGTTAATTATAATGTTATTCCAAAACCTTGGTAATAGTCGCGTGTATCGTTTAGGAATATTTACAAAGAAAGTTTCCAGTACAGTTTTAATTTTTCTTATGAAACTCATTTATATACTTTTCTGGACCTACGTATTAAACTTGATCTGCAAAGATGGTCACAGCAGCCTTTCATGGTTTTTAGTATTGCTCCCTTTTGTATTATTTTTTGTTCTTTTAGCGTTAATGATGATGTAATCTTAATCAAATACCTTCATCTTTGAAACATACATAGCAAACAATATCATAATAATACAAAAATAACTATCCCAACTTGGAGAAAGTTTAAAAAAATATATATCAGAAAATACCTGGACAATAAATCCAAATAAGTATCCCATAAAAAACAATTGTATAGGAGTTAAAAAGGAAGCCCCTATACGAAATGCTGGCACTGCAATTCCCCATTGTACTGATGCCCAAAATTCACTTGATAATAATTTGCTTAAATAGTTTTGATTCTCCATGAAAGGCATTGTATTTAAAAACAATGAAAACTGTGAACTTATACTTGCCAATATATTTAGTACAACATATGTAATAACTAATAATGTTCTATTCATTATTATATAAATATATTTTATTATTATATACATGAAGCAAACTATATATTTATTTATTGTTTTTATTACATTTTGTATTGGGCAAGTATTTGCTATGTCGGCGGCATTTGTTACATTGCCATATAAAAATATTACAATGTGGGAAGCGTATAAAATGGCCATTCCGTATGCATGGGTTGACTGGATTTTTATGAACTATGGATTAAATCTAAGTGATAAATATAAATTATTTTCAAACGATCAAATTGTTTTTTTGATTATATTGATACAATTTGTAGTTGTAATGTTGATTAGTAAATTTTATTTAAAAACAGAAATTTATTATAGCGATTTTATTGGCCTTATGATACTTATATTTGGGTTTGTAGTAAGTGAATATAACCTATTTTCCACTTATTTCAAATTAGAAATTCCAAGTCATGAAATAAAGAAACAAAGTGTTGGTCCAATTTCACAATCATTAAATCCTAAAAATTCTGAATTTGAAACTAATATAATAGATAAACCAAATGAAACAAATAACGAAACAAATGAATTGGATGACAAACATATACAGGATGATCATAATATAGACGTAAATTTGAATGAAGTATAAATATTTTTCTCTCTATAAAAATATTTGTAGTATATAAGGGAAATATGAAAACCTCTATGTCTTATGAAAAAAATGGTTGGTTGTATATATCTGTAAAAGGGGAACCTAAAAAAAGAGGATATGATTATGGATATTTTTGCGCTAAAAAGTTTAAAGAAATACAGCGCATGTTACAGTTTATTGTTTTGGAGGATACAGGAAAACCATGGGATTTTTTTATTAAAGCATCCAGCAGAGAACTTAAACCAACCATCATGAAAAAATTCCCTGAATATTACCAAGAAATGATGGGTATAGCAGAAGGTTGCACTGCAGCCGGAACAAAAACAACTATTGATGAAATTATCGCCTGGAATAACTTTATCACATTGTTAGACTGCTGGTATCCTAACTCTGATTCTTCTTCTCATGGTCCAGGTGGAGAGGGGGGTGGATTAAAACGAAGAAATGATAATGGTGCAAACGACAGATGTAGCGCGTTTATTGCAAACGGTCATTACACTTCCGATGGTAAAATTGTCATGGCGCACAATAGTTTTTGCCAATTTGTAGATGGTCAATATTACGATGTTATTTTAGACATACATCCTAAAAACGGACACCGCATCTTAATGCAAACCTCCGCGTGCTCTATTTGGAGTGGAACAGATGTATTTATTACCGCAAAAGGTATTGTGGGAACGGAAACAACTATTGGAGGTTTTCTTCCCTATGAAAACAAATCGCCAATTTCTTGTAGAATTCGTCAAGCAATGCAATATGGTAATTCTTTAGACGATTATGTTGATATTTTATTGAAGGATAACTCGGGTGATTATGCAAACAGTTGGCTTCTCGGAGATTTGCATACAAATGAAATTATGTGTTTAGAATTAGGACTTAAATATCATTCTGTAAAACGCACAAAAGACGGATATTTTTATGGATGTAATGTAGCATTTGATCCACAAATTCGTAATTTAGAATGCGCGGACACTGGTTATTGCGACGTTAGACGACACCAAGGCGCTCGTCAAGTGAGAATTCCAGAATTAATGGAAAAATACAAGGGAAAAATAAATGTTGAAATTGCTAAAAAAATAATAGCTGATCATTATGATGTTTATTTGAAAAAGGAAAACCCATGTTCCCGTACTGTTTGTTCACATTATGATTTAGATCCCCGTGAATATATGAGTGATCCAGCCAGACCAAAACCATTCCAGCCTCGCGGAGCTATTGATGGAGCAGTATTAGATGCAGACATTGCTAAACAAATGGGATTTTATATGCGTTATGGAAACTCGTGTGGGACACCTTTTATTGTAAAAGATTTCTGTAAAGAGCATCCTCAATGGGCACATTTGGGGCCTTACTTAAGAGATAGACCAAAACAACCATGGACATTATTTACCATCCAAAATGACGAGAAAAAAGAAAAAAAAGGGAAAACGGCAAAACATGTTTTAAAAGGAGGATCAAAAACTATGAAGAACAAGACTTCACGCATTCGTCATTGCGCAAAAAAAATAAAGGATTTTTTTAAAAAACTTTTATAAAGTAGAACATGAATATAATAATATAAAAAATATACATTATTATATAGTATACGAATGCAAAATGAGGATAATGAAGAAGATTTAGTACTAATTAAAACAGTGTCAAGAGATAAAAACTCAAGCGGAAGAAATCGGCAACAAATGCCAGATAAACATAATATGGAGGATATTAGTTGGAAGCTTATTGATACATATTTTAAGAGTAACCCAAATAATTTAGTAGCACATCATTTAGATTCGTATAATACCTTTTTTGGCTCAGGAATAAATAATATTTTTAAAGAGAATAACCCCATTCGGTTTATTGAGAGAAAAGATAAAAATGAAACGGATGAATTTCGTAATGAATGTTTATTGTATTTAGGTGGAAAAGATGGTAATAAATTATATTTTGGAAAACCAATCATATATGACGAAAATCAGACACATTATATGTACCCAAATGATGCTCGGTTAAGAAATATGACTTATGGTATGACTGTACATTATGACGTTGATGTTGAAATGACATATTATGTTATGGAAGGAGATAATAGTGTAAAGAAAGAATTTAAAAAAACTTATGAAAAAATTTACTTGGGGAAATTTCCAATCATGTTGCAATCCAATTTATGTATACTAAAGTCATTAGAACCAGATGTTAGATTTAATATGGGAGAGTGTCGTAATGATTACGGTGGATATTTTATTATTGATGGGAAAGAAAAGGTCATTGTATCACAAGAAAAATTTGCAAATAATATGATCTATGTAAAAGCCAACAACGATGATGATATTTATAGTCATTTTGCAGAGATTCGTTCTGTATCCGAAGACGCATCCAAAGCCATTAGAAAAACAGCCGTCAAAATTATTGCACCTTCGCCAAGATATTCCAACAATCAAATTGTGGTAACGATTCCCAATGTTAGAAAGCACATACCATTGTTTATTGTAATGCGCGCGCTTGGAGTAATATCAGATAAACAAATTATTGAAACTTGTTTATTAGATATGGAAAAATATGAATCCTATGTTGATTTATTTATTCCTTCTATACACGATTGCAATAAAATATTTAATCAACAAACTGCACTTGAATTTATTGCAAGTTTTACAAAGAGAGAAACTATTGATGGAGTTCTTGAGATATTGATGAATTATTTTTTACCTCACATTGGGGAAATGAACTTTTTAGATAAAGCACATTTCTTAGGTTACATGGTATTTCGCATGTTGCGTGTTTTTAAGAAAGAAGAAAAACCGACAGATAGAGATAATTTCCGATTTAAACGAATTGAATTGTCTGGGTTTCTTATTTATGATTTATTCCGTGAATATTATTTAATTCAAAAACGGGCAATTAGTTTGGCAATTGATAGCGAACATTACTATCACACTGGTAACTATTTAGACTCTAAGTTTATAAATCTTATTGAAAAAAATTTTGATAATTTTTTTAAAGAGCGTGTTATTGAAAATGGTTTTAGAAAAGCTTTTAAGGGAAATTGGGGATCAGAAGAACACACAAAAAGAGTAGGTGTTGTTCAAGATTTAAATCGGTTGAGTTGGAATACATTTATATCTCATTTAAGAAAAATAAATTTGCCTCTTGATGCGAGTGCAAAAGTGGTCGGACCTCGTCATCTGAACAGCTCGCAATGGGGATATATTGACCCAGTAGACACCCCCGATGGTGGTAATATTGGCTTACATAAACATATGTCTATTAGCACAATCATTACAAGTGGGTTTTCTTCTTATCCCTTGATTAAATGGTTGCGATCTAATACACCCATGAAGATTCTCTCAGAATGCACTCATTTCTATATGGCAAAATGTTCAAAGGTGTTTGTTAATGGAAATTGGATTGGTGTATTGCAAGGCCCGTTAGAAATGGTAAAACTATTAAAATTATTTCGCAGAAATGGTATTTTACCCGTTCAAACAAGTATAAGTTTTGATTATAAGAAAGAGGAAATTTATTTATACACAGATGCAGGGCGTTTGTCCAGACCTATATATTATATAGAAAACGGTATTCCCAGTTTTTTGAGGAAAGATGTGATTGATATGTTTAATAAAGGAACATTGACGTGGAATCAAATCTTATGTGGCTTGAAAGAAAAGGCAGATGACAGATTTTCTGTAAAAAGAAACAAACTTTATGAACTGTCTGATTTATATCCTTCTATAAAAAGCACAAAGGAATTAGATAACGAGTTGGAAAAAAACAGCTCTATAGTAGATTTGATTGATACTACGGAAGAAGAATCGGCATTAATTGCAATGACCGAATCTGATGTAAAAAAAAATAAATATTACACGAATTTGGAAATAGATCCTTCTTTAATATTAGGTGTCATGGGAAACAGTATTATTTTTCCGGAACACAATCAATTTCCACGTGATGTATTTTCGTGCGGACAAAGTAAACAAGCGGTATCAGTATATCACTCTAACTATCACATGCGCATTGATAAAATGGGAGTTGTTTTAAATTATGGACAAGTCCCGCTCATTAAATCGCGCTACTTAGATTACATTAATAAAGAACAAATGCCATATGGCGTTAATGCAATTGTTGCAATTATGTCTTACACTGGTTATAATGTAGAAGATGCTATTCTCATCAATGAAGGAGCTATAAGTCGTGGTATTTTCAGAACCACTTATTTTTCAATGTATGAATCTCGCGAAGAAAGCGCAAAAATATCAGGTAAAATGACAAATTCTGTATTCACTGATGTAGCTCATTCTACAAAAGAAATATCGGGGACTAAACCCGGATATGATTACAATTATCTTGATGCTTATGGTATGATCAAAGAAGAAACACCTCTTCATGATAAAATTGCTGTTATTGGACGTTTAACCTCCAGTATAAATGATCCAAATGTAGCAACGGATTCTTCAGTTTTTCCAAAGAAAGGTCAAATGGGGTTTGTAGATAAAGCGTTTATTACAGAAGGCGAAGAGGGAACTAAAATTGCAAAGGTTCGCATTCGCGAGGAGAGAATACCTGCAATAGGTGATAAAATGGCAAGTCGCGCCGGTCAAAAGGGCACCCTTGGTCTAATTATTCCTGAAGAAGACATGCCATTTACGTCTGATGGTGTTCGTCCAGATTTAATTATTAATCCGCATGCATTACCAAGTCGTATGACAATAGGCCAATTGGTAGAAAGTCTTTATGGAAAGTTGTGCACTGAATACGGAGGATACGGAGACTGTACAGCATTTGCAACAAAGGGTTCCCAGGTTGATTTATACGGTAAAATTTTGACAAAGGCTGGGTTTCATTCTTCTGGAAACCAGTTATTATACAATGGAATGACTGGCGACCAGTTGCAAGCTGATATATTTATGGGACCAACATATTATATGCGTTTGAAGCATATGGTGAAAGATAAGATTAACTATAGAGCTCGGGGACCCAGAACTGGATTAACGCGCCAAACAGTGCAAGGGCGTGCAAATGATGGTGGTTTGCGTGTGGGAGAGATGGAACGCGATGGTATTTTATCTCACGGGATGTCACATTTCTTGAATGAATCATTTATGGTTCGTGGCGATGAATACTATATGGCAGTGTGTAATAAAACTGGAGGTATTGCGGTTTACAACAAGCCGCGGAATTTGTTTTTGAGTCCATTTGCAGATGGACCTCTTAAATTTTACGAGACATTAGATGGAAAGCAGAATTTAGATAATATTAGTTGTTTTGGACGATCATTCAGCATTGTTCGCATTCCTTATACATTAAAATTGTTGATTCAGGAGCTACAAACTATGAATATTCAAATGAGAATTATTACGGAAGATAATATTGACCATCTTATGAGTATGTCATATTCTAATTCTGCTGAAAAAATGATTCAACGAGATCCTTTAGTTCGTGAAATTCCAAAGGGAGATAAAACAGAGAACCAATATTTGCAGGTTTTGATTGCGGAAATAAATATGCAATTAAATAGACAACGAGATAACAGTCAAGCAGATGCAAGAAAGACGACACTTAAACCTATTGATAAACCATCAACACCTTCTCCTCTATCTGAAGTTGAATCTCCTGAATATGCAACCGGAAGCCCCGCGTATCAACCATCTCAAGTTGAATCTCCTGAATATGCAACGGGAAGCCCCGCTTTTCAACCACCTCTATCTGAAGTTTATTCTCCACCATATGATCCTGGAAAAGAATATTCTCCGCAATATAATCCTCTTGCATCTGATTCTCCACCAAATTATTCACTGGGTCAACTTGACCCTAATTCCCCACCATACCAACCGAATACCCCGCCATATAGCAGCAATTTAGAACAACCACAGCGCACAACTCCAGTTTTATATTCCCCTCATAGTCCAATAGATAGTCCACCAAGTGATTTGCCAGAGTGGCAACGAATACCACCACCAGATCAATCGCAATCTGTAGTGCAAATATCCGGTCCGGTTCAAGTTAATCCTCTTTCATCCGGAGTTCAAATTTCAGGTCCAGTACAAATACAAACACTTCCTTCAAACATAGTTGATTTTGGTAATCCAGAATTAAATCGTTTTTATGAATCATTACCTCAAAATATTAAACGACAGATATCAGGTTTACCAATAAGAGATCAACGAATGGTTTTACTTAGAGTAAAACAAAAACAAGAAGAGAAGGAATTGGAAGAATTACTACAAAAACAAACTGTTGCGCCAACACAAAGACCTACAGCAATTTTACAAATAGATGAAACGTCTGAAGAAGAAGGAAAAGAAGGAAAAGATGAAGAAGACGAAACAAAAGAAAATCCTTCTGGTGGATCAATTAAAAAAGTAAGATTTTAAATTTTCAATTGTATATAATTAGCGGGGAACCCAGGTCTTCAGAAATCCTTCGGATTTCCAGCCCCGCTCTTCAGAATCCCGCGTTGCGGGATTCCTTAGCCCTCCTGCCCGAAGGGCAGGATAAATCCTTATCATATTTCATAACATGTTATTTTTATGAAAAATCCATAAATTTATCATGGGTTCCCGGTGGATAATACTATATATAATAAAATTGAACTCAAAATATATAATAAAGATAAATTATATATTTATAGAATAACATGGCAACCGCTCAAAACTCAAGCAGTATTATTTCAAATATTTACAAGTCAAGAAAAACTCTTTTGGAATTGACAGAAATCCAAGACTATAACACAGAATCATATAAAAATTTCAGCATCAATGAAGTAAATTCAATGTATCAAAATAAACAATTAGATATGCTTCTTGAAAAGATTACACCAGATGTTACGTCAACAACAGCAAATAAAATTTACATTCGTTATTATTTAGGCAAGACTATTGGTAGACAAAACATTCAAGAAATGATTGATGATCTATATAATATTGAAGAGGTTTTAACCAAAAATGATATTTTATTTATAGTGATCAAAAACAATATTAATGATACTATTAGAAGTGTATTGACTCACAATTGGGAGACAGAAGGAATTTATGTCATTGTTCAAAGTATAAAAAATTTACAATTTAATATTTTGCAGCATGAATTAGTTCCGGCACATCGTATCATGAATGACACCGAAGTAAACGCTATTAAAACGCGATTTAATATTATGTCAGACGAACAATTTCCAGAAATATCAAGATTTGATCCAGTTGCACAAGCTACATTTATGAAGCCCGGTCAAGTTTGTGAAATTATACGCCCAAGTAAAACAACAATTAATAGCTATTATTATAGAATCTGTGTATAAATAATCGCAACATAGTATAACGATAAATGTTGACTGATCCAAATATGAATGTTGCAATCCAAAATTTTAACAACAAGAAAGATAAATATCCAGAGTTTCAAAGACAAATAAACTCTCTTAAACAAACGTTTCCATTTGTTTTAGAAGATTTTAAAACATCATATATTTCTTATCAATCTAACCCGACGACATCAACAAACTATAATGAAAAAACTCAAAAAATTAAGGATATTTTTTCTCAAATTTTTATTATTGATAATAATATACAAAAAGAGGAAGAAAGCATAAATAAAGTTATTTCGGAATTAAATGCATCTATGAAAACGTATAAATCTTCTAATTCTGATTTAGAAAAAAAATATCAAGATGTATCTGAAATTATTCATGGGTCCAATATAATGATTTCAGACTACGATAAAATGTATTATGATGATTTTTTAAATAATTTTATTATGATTATAGGATGTATTGTTGTGTTTTTTATTATTTTACGTATATTATTCCCTGTTATAACAAAAAAAAATATAAGCGGTGTTAAAACAAATACTATTTATAAATATCCGTATGGATTTAAAAGTTTGTTTTCAAATTTATATCCGTCTTATCGCTCGTATCCTTCTTATCGCTCGTATCCTTCATATCCCTCTTATCCCTCTTATTTGAGGCGTTATATCTAACATTTATAATAAATTATCATATAAAAAATTTATATAAATAATACTATGCAAACATTTTCAATCCATAGACTTGTTGATATTTATATATCACGTGCAACTACATTATACGAATTATTACCGGTAGGTGCATATTTTTTTACTATATTTGCATATAAACAATTCTACATTTATTGGTGTTCACGTTTAGAAAAGGTTGAAAATGTAAAAGAATTAGAATTATCCACTGGGAACCCAGGATAAATTTATGGATTTTTCATAAAGATAAAATGTTATGAAATATGATAAGGAGGGGTAAGGGGCTGGAAATCCGAAGGATTTCTGAAGACCTGGGTTCCCCGCTAAAAAGAATAGTATTTTTTCTTACTATAATATAATTATGTCAAATGATAATTCAAATAAAGCTTTAGACAATGCTTCTTTGGAGCATGAGTATAACTTACTTATGGAGCAATACAATAAATTACACCAAGAGTATGTATTAGAATTAAATAAGATTGGAATATCAGATCTTGTTGTAATGCCAGGTAATTTTTGGGGTACATCTGCAATAGATTCTAAAAAAGTGGAGCATATTAATGACTGCAAAACTTTGTGTAGTGCAAATAGTAAATGTAGCGGAGCAACATTTCGTCCATCATCATCAACCTGTTTTCTGAGAAGTGGTCCCGGGAATATAAATCAAAACGCATCTAACGACTATGCAATCGTAACCAAATTGGCATCTGTATTGTCAAATTTAAAAGCAACAAATGAACATTTATCTCAATTAAGCTCAAAATTATCTCTTGTATCGCAACCAAATCAACAACAAACATACGATGATATGACTTCTAAACTTGGGCAGCAAAAAAATGAGATTGACAATGCGATTTCAAAAACAAATACAATTCTCTCTAAAAATATTACTTTAGAATCAGACTATACAAATTCTTATCTTAAAGCACAATCTAATATGTATTGGTATACACTGTATTTATTGCTTGCTATGTTACTTTGTTTGGTTATGATTCAAATGTCTATATTTGGTTCATCATCTTCTGTTAAAGTTGGTGGAGGCTCAAAGAAAGATGCATTAAATTGGATTGTTTATTTAGAAGGAATTATTATATTCTCTTTACTTGGATTTGCATATCTCCATAATAGTGTTTGGGGGTATTCACTGTGGTCTCTCGTTGTTATTGCGTTTGTAGGATATTTAATCAGCGGAAAGCATTAGTTCAGGCATTAGGCATTTTAGGCATTTGTGCCTACAATAAAATTTAGTAAAAATAGTATCATCATAATATAAGAAATCTATATTATGATTAATTCTTCTATGAACCCATCTCCTATTACAAATAAAAAAGTAAGCAATAAAACGGCGGATCTTAAAAAATATATGACAACAACAACTAAAAATACACATTTAAGACGATTGGAGAAACTTGAGAGTTTTGAAATAATGGGTTCCCACGTTATAGATGCAACCTCAATAAATATTCACAAACAATCCAGTAAATCTTCTGAAATAGAAAAACAGAATAAATTGACAACAAACGAAATTCAGGAATTAGTAGATCTTAGAAAACAATATAATGATCTTTTAAAAAAATACAACGAGACACAAAAATCTATGGTTGGGTCTATTAAATCTTACATTGAGAGAACAAGTTCATCTGACAACCCTTACCTGGGTAAAAATATTACGCTTGGAACAAATCAAACCGGGTATGTTACTGATTCTGGTGTCTATAAACCATATGTTGAAAATACAAATGGAGGAATTGGCTGTCCAGTAGATTTTGTAAATGCAAATCAACCTTCTGGATTTAGTGTTGGAGAACAAGGATCTATCATGAATACTACACCCAAGTTACTTGTTGGCAAACCAATGAAAAAAGGACAATCATGTAGTAATGAGGGAAAAAACGTATATGTGAGTCAATTTTTACCTGTTGTGGCAAAAGAAAAATATTCGGGGTGTTTTTCAGACAAGGTTAATGCAAGAACGATGACCGTAATTGGAGATTCCCCTCCGATTCAATATATCATCAATGGTAGTTTTTCATCTCCTTCAATTACTTCAAACTCATACCAATATATCAATAGTGATTTAGATGTTGAAGGATGGCATTTTAATGCAGTGTTAATAAATTCTTCAAGCGCATGGGGTTACGTTCAACCGTATCCCGCAGGAAATCAGGCTGTGTCTGTTCAAGGATCAACTCAAAAAATATATCAAATAATGAATATTCCATCTGGATCTTATAATTTATCGTTTTATTCGTCTGGTCGTCCTGGATTCATATCCAATCCGATTCAAATACTTTTAAACGATGTAGTTGTTACATCATTTACTCCTCCAATTGATAAGTGGGTTCAATATACTATACCTATAACAATTAAAACCAATGGTCAAAATACAATTGCATTTCAAGGAACAATAGATAAAGATGCATCTTCGGCAATTCAAAATATAACAATGTTGCCAAGCAGCTTTAATCCACCACAATACTCGTTTGATTCATGTAAAAACGAGGCAATAACATTGGGTTATCAATATTTCTCTCTTCAAGATATTGATCAAAGTCAAAAAGTTGGATATTGTTTTGTTGGGAATGATATTTCAACAATTCAAAAAAATGGTCCGGGTAATTGTGCTCCTATAAATGATGATAAAAATGGAGGACTATATAATAGTAATGCAGTTTACAATTTAGGGTTTTCCTCTTTTCCGAAAAATATGGGAAAACTTGGTTACATAAATTCAGATGGAGAATTATCTGAATATCCAGATTCAATGATTAGTTATGAAAATAAATATACCAAATTAGAAAATATGAACAGCACCGAAAATAATATTTCAGGAGAAATTATTTCAGATACAACAGTAGATGCGTGTGAAAACACGTGTAATAATTTGACGGCATGCTCTGGATTTGTCTTTGATAATACTACAAAGACTTGCTTTCCAAAAAACGGACCAGGAGCAAAGAAAACCTCACTTGGATATGATTTATATATGAGAAGTCCTGTAATAAAAAATGGGAACGCAAGTTGCAATAAAGAAATTAAAAACATTGATTCTGTTCAATATGAGAATTATGTGAAAACGGGTAATTTAATGTCTCCTTCAACAAGTTGTTCAGATCCTCAAAATAGTTTGGCAAAAAAACAATTAGAACAAATTCAACAACAATTAGATTCTTTTGCTTCTCAAATACACGATAAAATTGATGATTTGAGAAAAAGAGATCTTAATACACAACAAAAAATTATAGTAAATAATCAAGCTATTGGAGAAAATGACAAAGAGTATTCAAGAATATCTAAAAGCGAGGGTTTTATTGGAATGAATTATGACGAAAGTCAGCTTAAAATTATAAATGCAAATTATGATTTTTTTATATGGTCTGCTGTAACAATGGGTGTATTATTCATGTTTTTTTACACAAGAAACAGATAGATATAATATATCATGAAACATAGCATTATCCACTGGGAACCCAGGATGAATTTATGGATTTTTCATAAAGATAAAATATTATGAAATATGATAAGGATTTATCCTTCCCGAAGGG